AATACGGATATATTGATTCGGAACTGCTGAGCAGTTCGAATCTCTTTCCGTCGGGTGGAACTGTGAATACGGGTCCAAACGTTCCTAGGAATGCATTTGTCACTGCATCTGGCGCGTCTCGTATCTTTCCACCCATGAAACGCCAATTTGGGAGCCCAAATCGACATATATTCAGTGGGTTGCGCGGTGAATCGACGGGATACAGCGTCAACGCATTAAACCGCGCTACTACTTCTTGCAATCCTTGTCCCATGTAGTAATCGAGAACTGCCTTACGTCGAGGATGATCAAGGGAGTCGTCCATTGAGATGAGTTTATTGAGCTCTTCTTCGGTCAACGTTGGCAGATGTCGTGCTAGGGTTAATCGACTAGCATTTTCGGGCAAAGGAGGATGGGACGCCGTAGGTGTATTGGCTACAATTGGTGTCGCTATAACTTCGACTGCATCCATTGCTACTTCTTCAATCCTAGGAAGGACTGGTTCTGGTGGAGCGGATTCTGTCGGGACGGATTCACTCCTTACTAGTGGTTGTGGCGCTACGACCTGTGCTAACGCGATAGGCGGTTGAATAGTGCTAGTAGAAGTAGCTTGTTGCAACCTTTGTTGGATTGGTTGCCTTGGTGCCGCTGCTATCGACACCCTATATGCGTCTACATCCGCGCCTTCGACGTTCTGGACAACGTCGTCCCTTGGTTGTTTGAAGAACCTTGGTTCTACATGTGTTCCTATTGGATAATAGGATCGTTCTCTCCCTCTTGGATTCTTCCAGTAAGCACCCGTCCATAGCCAAAAGCCTGGAACAGCATCTGGACGTATGATAAGGCGCTTTTTGTTGGATTCCAATCTTTCATGACGTTCATTCGCTGTAGCCATGGCTTGATCAATGGCTATAGGTGGAATTTCAGCTATCGGAGGTAGAGTTGGTTGCTGAACTGGAGTTTGGAGCAAAGGGAATTGCAAAACATCCAGTTCTTCGGCATCGTCTTCATCTGCTTGCGCAAAATTGAATCGACTTGGCGGTGGTGTACTTGAATTGCCATCAAATGAAGCTAACACCACTGGTTGGTTGGCCACTACCTCATCTACGTCTACTTCGATCAGTGGAGGCGTAGTCACTCTCCTCGGTGTTGGAGCAATGATCGTTGCCGTCCTTGGAATCGGAGCAGGAGATGGAGTAACTTGTGCGGGTGGCAACGGCAGCTGTGCTATCACTGGTGTCGTGGTAGGGGCGGATATGTGATGCTGCCGCGGTTGCGACGCAGGAGGTTCTTGCCTACGTGGTGGAGGTGGAGGAGGTGGCCTTCTCCCTGTTGGAGCATTACCACCAGTAAACCTGGACTGTGGTGGTTGCGGTGGCGGTTGAGGAGGATAGGAAGATCCAGTCCTACCAACCGGGGGTGGTATATTTGGCGGAGCACCCATCGGAGGTGCTCTACTTGCGCGC